ACGGCCTGGGTCCGCGGCGTGTTCGGGCTGGAGGCCGGCGGCGGGGAGAACGTGATTGCCGACGGGGTGGAGGTGCCGTATGAGCCGGGGCGGATCGTGCTGTTTGTCGGGCCCAGCGGCAGCGGCAAGAGCAGTCTGCTGCGGGCGGCGGCCAAGCGGGCCCCGGGGGCGGTGTGGCTGGACGAATCCCCGGGGGGCGAGGGCGCGTTGATCGACGCGTTGGGTGTGGACCCTCGTGCGGCGGCGAAGCTGCTGGCGGCGGTGGGGCTTTCGGAGGCGCCGCTGTTGCTGCGGTCGCCGGGGGAGCTGTCGGACGGGCAGCGGTATCGATACGGCGTCGCCCGGTGCATCCAGGCGGGGGCGCAAACGGTGGTGGCGGACGAGTGGTGCGCCAAGCTCGACCGCGTGACCGCCAAGGTGGTCAGCCGGAACGTCCGCAAGCTCGCCGATCGGCGGGGCGTGGGCTTCCTGCTGGCGACGACGCACGAGGATGTGCTGGCGGACCTGGCGCCGGACACCGTCGTCCGCTGCCGCGGCGGGGGGGTGGTGGAGGTGCGAAACGGCCGGCCCTTTCGCGGACCCGTCAGTTTCCTCGACGAGCTCGAGCTCACCGAGGGCGCCCGATCGGACTGGCCGTGGTTCGCTCGGTGGCATTACCGCTCCCACGCCGAGGGGTTCGTGAGCAGGACGGTGCTGCTGTGGCACGGCCGCGAGCCGATCGGCATCGCCATGGTCGGCCCGGGGGCGTTGAACAGCTCCGCCCGGAACGCCGCCTTCGGGTTGCGGGGGATGCGCGGCCGGGCGAAGGCGAGGCTGATCAACGACCACTTCGCCTCGGTCGTCCGGCTCGTGCTGGACCCGCGTTACCGCGGCGCGGGCATAGGGGCGTTGTTCCTGCGCCGAGTGGCGGAGACCACGGACAGACCCTGGATCGAGCTGACCAGCGAGATGGCGAACCTCGTCCCGTTCGCCGAGGCCGCGGGCTTCCGCCGGATGGGGATGGGTCGCGACAAGCTGGGCGACGCGGACGGGCGATGCTGGTACGGCCCGAAGAAGGACCGCCAACGAAGCTGGCCGGCGTTTCACCGGCGCGTGCGGTTCAGTCGCCCGGGGTATTTCGTGTTTGACAATAGAGGAGGCCGGAGGCCGGCAGAGCTGTAGCCCAGGGCGTCAGCCCTGGGTGAAGACGGCGCGATCCCAGGCCTTACGGCCTGGGCTACAGTTCTGGCGCCCTACGGGCTCAACGACCAATATCCGTCCGCCTCGACAGAACGGGGAATCGCATGGGACGACAGAAGGAATACGATGACGACGCCCTCGTCTGGGAATTGGCCAAGGGCCACAAGAACTTCATTCAGATCGGCGAGGAATTCGGGCTCAGCAGGCTGTACGTGTCGCAGATCGCCAAAGGCATGGTCCGCAAGGAGCTGTACCCCCGCATCCAGGTCGCCCGGGAGGCGATCCTCGAGGAGACGCGGGCGCTGGCGCGGAAGATGGCGAAGGCCGCGATGGCCCGCCTGGGCAAGCTGATCGCCGAAGACGTCAAGCCCACCTCGGGGGTGCAGCGGAAGGCGGCGCTGGACATCCTGCGTCTGGCCGGTATCGCCCCCGGCGCGGGCTGGCTTGACGCCGACGCCCCCGACCAGCCCAAGGCGACCTGGGAGACGATGTCCAGACTTACCCTCGAGACCCGGCGCCGAATCGCCAAGGAGCTCGGAGGGCCTCAGCCCGATGAGTAAGCGGCTTCCATACTTCCGGTATGCCTGCATCAACGCCCGACAGGTTCTGTGGCAGACGATCAGGGATGAGTTCGGCATCGAGCTGCCGCACCGGATCTTCACCCCCGGCCACAGCGGCCCGCTGCACTTCGCGTGGGATTGCCTGGCCCACCCGGGTGAGGACGTGGCCGCGTGGTCGTGTCGGTCGGGGGGCAAGACGCTGACGGCGTCGATCGTCGCGGCGATGGAGCTGGGGGCGGTCGACGGGCTGGAGGTGCGGGTGCTGAGCGGGTCGGAGGCGCAGGCGCGGTGCCTGTACGCGTACTGGCGGCGGTGGTGCGAGGGATTCCTGCGCCGGCGGGTCCGCGGGCGGGTGGGCGCGACGATCACGGCGGTGGGGGGCGGAAAGATGGAAATCCTCGCCGCCTCGCAGAAGCGCGTCCGCGGGCCGAAGGTGCACCGGCTGTATGCCGACGAGCTGGACGAGATCGACCCGGAGATCGAGCGTGCGGCGGTGGGGATGATCGCCTCGACGGCGGAGATCCCCGCGTCGACGCGATACATGTCCACGTGGCACCGGATCGACGGGCCGATGGGGAGGCTGATCGAGGCCACCCCGGGCAATGGCGTCCACCTGCACAAGTGGAACATCTGGGAGGCGATCGCCCGGTGCCCGCCGGAGCGGCACGAGCAGGGCAGGGGGTGCGAGGCGTGCCCGCTGGCCCCGGCTTGCCGGGCGAAGGCGCGGGAGTTCCACCGCGATCCGGGCCGGCGTGTCGGCATCGCCGCCGACGCCGGGGGGCTGTGCGCGATCGACGACGTCATCAAGGCGTACCGCAAGGTGGGTTCGGCCACGTGGGCGGCGGAGTATGAATGCAAGCGCCCGAGCGTGGAGGGGCTGGTATATTCCGACTTCGACGAGGCCGTCCATCGCATTGCCGTCGCGCCGCCGGGCGTGACCGTGTACCGCTCGATCGACTGGGGCTTCAACACCTTCGTGTGCCTCTGGCTGGGGGTGGATCCCGACGGGATTGTATACTTACTGGACACCTACAAGGCCGGCCGCACCCTGCTGAAGGTGCACGCCGACGCCATACTCGCCCATTGGCTGCGGGAGGTGAAGGCGACCTACTGCGACCCCGCCGGCCGAAGCCGGAACGACCAGACGGGCCGGAGCAATGTGGAGGAGTTCCGCGCGTACGGGATCGAGTGTACGTACACCCTGTCGGGCCGGGCGCGGGAGGTCGCCAACGGGGTCCGGCTTGTCCGGGCTGCCCTGAAGCCCGCGACCGGCCCGCCTCGATTCCGCTATCTCGACACCGACAACAACCGGGCGTTCGTCCGCGACATCCAGAGCTACCGCAACCGGCGGGTGAACGACACGTACATCGACGAGCCCCTCGACCCCCAGCCCGCGGAGCACACCATGGACGCCCTGCGGTACTTCTACGTCAACCGGCTGTGCCCAAGGACGGTCCATCGCGTGCCGCTGAGAACCAGTTAATTGCGGGAACCCAGGCCGAAGGCCGGCAGAATTGCAGCCCAGGGCGTGAGCCCTGGGCTACAACTCTGGCGCCGTGCGGGCTCAAACACTGAATCCCCCATCTCACATGACATCAGGAGAGACTGATGACGCAGACCCAACTCACCGACCCAGGCGCGCCGGTCGAGACGGACTTCGATCCGTCCGCCACCAGCGCCGTCTACGACGAGCTTCGGGGCTCGTGGGAGCTGAACCGGGACTTCGCGGAGATGCACCTGCACGTGCTGCGGCGGGGGGATTATCTGGACCGGTTCGGCTCGGCGGCGGACGCCGGCGTGCGGGAGGCCCAGACGCAGTATGATTGGCGGCGGCAGGCGTCGATGGCGATTGACCACTGTGCCGACCTGATCAATCTCCGCGTGGACAACCTCTTCCGGGCCGCGCCGGAAAGGCGGTACGAGCACAGCCCGTATCGGGAGTTCCTGGGGGTGTTCCTGGCGGACGTGGACCGCGGCGGGACGGGTATGGATGAGTTCATGCGCCGGGCCCTGCGGGCGCACTACGTCAACGGCGTGGACATCGTCGTGGACAAGCAGTCGCCGCCGCCGGGGATCGTCCCAACGTCCCTGGCGGCCGAGCGCCAGCTCGGGCTGCTGCCGTATCTGCACGCCTTCGGGCCGCTGGAGCGGCTGGACTGGGCGTGCGACCACGCCGGGCGGTACCTTTGGGCGCGGTACGACCTGGGCGAGGTCCCGCCCGCCGATGAGACCGAAGCCGGCGGGGGCAGGCAGTATCTGACCGTCACCCGCGACCGCTGGCGGCTATACGAGACCGACGGCGAGGGGGCGACTATGGTTCGGACCGGCCCGATCACGACGGGCTGCTGTCCGGTGGTCTCGTGGTACTACAAGGAGTCGATCCGGGGGGAGTACGCCCGCGTGCCGCTGTCGCTGCTGACGCGGATCGCCCCGATTGCACGGTACATGCTGAACCTGCTCAGCCAGGGGCAGCTCGACCTGTACCTGTCGGTGGCGTTCTACGCCGTCACGGGCCTCGACGACGTCCAGCGGGCGCCGCGTGAGATCACGCCGTCCTGCTCGTGGGTCCTGCCGGAGGGCGTGGACGTCCGGCAGCTCGGGGAGGTGGTCGCGCACATCGCGGAGAAGCGCCGCTGGCTGAAGCTGGCGATGGAGGCGATCCTGCGGATCGGCAAGCTCACCGGCGGGACGGGCGAGCTCAAGAGCACCGCCAACTCCGGCGCCCAGGTGGCCGTCGAGAGGACGGACCTGGACAACGAGATGCGGATGACCGCCGTGCAGGCGGAGGCCGTCGAGCGGGAGATCGTCCGGCTCGCGGTCAGCCGGTACAAAGGCCGGCCCGTGTCCGACGAGGAGATCGGCTACTCGGTCGAGTACAACAAGCGGTACGTGCTGAGCTCGGCGGACGATTTGATCCGCCAGGCTCGGGAGTTCTTCGGCATCGGCGTGGGGGATCAGACCCAAACGTTGGGGCGGATGCTGCTGGCGAAGATCCTCGACGCCGTCGCGAAGCAGGACGACGCGCGTTATGCCGAGGCCCTGGCCGAGATCGAGCGGGCGACGTTCGGTGAAGGATAGTTCGAAGATGGAAGTAGACATGGGTGCCACAGGCTGCTTGCAGCCTGTGCCGAATGGTGGCGGGGCCCGTCGAGCGTCCCGCCCGCCACGTACACGGGCTGCAAGCAGCCGGTGGCACCCATTCACAGGTTCCGGGCCCGCGGGCCCCAGAGTGATGCCCAGTCGGGCAGGAGAATCCCATGTCTGATCGTGAGTTTAGCGAGCCGTCCGGCGGCGAGCCGGTCGGGGAGGTCCAGGCCGGGGCGGCGGAGGACTTCGAGTCCGTCAAGGCCCGGCTGATTGCCGAGAGCCGCCGCTACCGCAAGCGTGCCCAGGACGCCGAGGCGAAGCTCGGCGAGATGGAGGCCCGCGCCCTGTCGGCCGAGCAGGTGCGGGAGTACCGCCGGCTGAAGGCCGAGGCCGACCGCCAGGAGCGCGAGCTGGACGCCCGGCGCCGCGAGGTGTCGGCGTTGACGGAGCGGCTTCGCCGGATCGTCGGGTCGGACCGCCTCAAGAGCGCGCTGGCGTCGCGCGGGGTGACGCGCGTGGATCAGGCGGCGTACCTGCTGGACCGGCACGTCCGCGTGGACCTGGACGGCGACGAGCCGGTGGTCCGCGTGGTGGACGCCGCCGGCAGGCCGATCGCCGACCCCGCCGCCGGGCCCGAGGCGACCGTCTCCGTGGAGCGGTTCGTCGACGCCTGGCTGACGGCGGAGGGGGCGCACTTTATGCCGCCGTCCGGGGACGTCGGCAGCGGCGCGCACAAGGGCGGCCCGGCCGACCGCTGCACGATGGCCGAGATGGAGGCGGACCCCGCCAAGCGGTTCGCGTTCATCCGGGAGCATGGGACCGACGAGTACCTGCGGCGTCTGGGGCAGTGGAAGCGCACCCGCGCCGGCAGGGCGCAGACCAACCATTGACGCATCACAGCAGGCACGGGGCACGAGGCACGAGGCACGAGGGGTGCAGCATGTTTCGATCCCTGGTCCCCGTTGCCTTGTGCCGGGTGCCTCATCCTTCAGGAGAGCAACATGGCCGTATCCGCACGCAGTGACGTCGTGATCCCGGAGATCCTCGAGACCGAGCAGTATCGGGGGCTGGCGGAGATCCTCGACGTGTTCAACGAGGCCTCCGGCGGGTGCATCGTGCTGACCAGCGAGAATGCCCGCCAGGCGTCCGAGGGCGGCGAGTACACCCAGTGGCGGCGGTTCAAGGGCATGTCCGACCTGGACAGCCGGGTGGACACCACCAACCCCGCCAACACCGCCACGGCGATCAAGCTGGAGATGGCGACGGGCTCGTCCGTCCGCCAGGTCCGGCGGCTTGGCCCGGTGAACTTCGCCGACGACGCCGCCGGCGCCGCCGGGATCACCCCCGAGCAGTGGAGCGCCAACATCGGCCTCCAGTTCGCCGAGACGCAGTTCAAGGTCATCCGCAACAACCTGATCGCCGCCGCGGTGGCGGCGGTCGACAGCGCCGACACCACCGACGGCACCACCGCCAGCGCCGACATCCACGTCCTGGACGTCGCCCGCGGGCACACCGTCGGGGCCCGGGTCACCCTCACCGCCGCCCACCTCAACGCCCTGCTGGGCAGGATGGGCGACCACCGCGAGGACATCGAGTTGTTCGTGATGCCGTCGGCCGTTTTCACCGACCTGGTCGGCGACCAGATCGCCAACTTCCAGATCGACCGCGTCGCCGGGACGCTGATGGTCTCCGACGTGCCCGCCGCCT